CCTAGTTAAAGGTTGCAAGGTAGATAGAGTGAGCTTTATGCAGGAAGACACTTCCTGGTTGATAAATTTTAGTAGTATATCTCCTACCATATGTTTACGACACATGACAACGTAGTATTTAAGGTCCCTACAGACCTCCAGCTTAAACTCCTGGAAGAGCCGAGATTAACATTTTTGATCAAAAGGTTTCCTTCCTCAACGTATTTACAAAAATTAATTCGTAAAGCACTTTCGTGGTTGATTTTATACGCCTAATGAAAAGAAAGGGTTACGTATTACAACTATAGATAGAGCCGCAAGGGTTATCCATGAAATATAGAGGTAGCAAGCTACTTGTATTGCATGTTTGAAGTGACGCTTCTTTCAGTCTTTCTCTTATATTTTAACAAGTATATATAAACTTGACCTGACTCACAGGCTTAGTCCCGTAACGTCTGAACTAAACGAGTAATTTATCCTCTTACCATAGAGCTGAAAAATCCTACAATAAATTGCAAGAATTAGAAGACAGGAGTCAAGTTATTGAGTGTGGTACCCTCCCACTGATCTGGATAATAAATATCTGATCGACCCAATAATGGCACTTTATATAAGTAAAATGCTCTTGTCTCATCTGCATAGGCGACATGAACCGTAATGGTCATATCATCTGGTTGCAGTTGTCCTTCGATCCCATCAGCAAACATTAGTATTGAACCCATGTCTGTATAATGGCTAGTAGCGTAGGCTAGATCGATCTCATCCTTTGTCAAGTTGAAATTGAGTAAAACTTGATAAGGGACTTCAAAGTGGAGTGTGCGGTCAATTGTATTGATCATACTTACATTCAAACGAGTTACGTTTAGCAATGGATCTGCTGTCTCCTGAAAAGTTTCAAGAAACTGCAAGGTTATTGCATTGTAACCACCAGTGTTTGAAAGTGGAGGCAGATAATACACACGGAATTGACTACAGATAGATTGGAATAAAGCAGCATTGGAAAAAGATCCGTTGAAGCTTATGTTAAATCTTAAACCACCATGAATACAGCGATAAGGAGCGGTAAACCACTCCAACAATCCTGTAGAGCGAACATTGTCTTCTATGGAAACTAGATCACGAAGATCTATTTTCCGCTTGAAGTATGGAAGCTGAAGGCGTACGTCCCTATATACTAGTTGGTACTTCTTCAGATAGTCACGTGTACTGAGCGATATACCTGGATTTATAGTTCCTTCTTTCGAATTCCCTATTGCATCCTTCGATACCGGGATAGGGTCAGAAATGACCTTTTCCTCGACAACCTCGCTTTGTAATGGCTCTACAGCCATCATTTGGGCTTCGAACTCGCTTTTACCAATTGGAGCAGGCTCAATCGGTGTCCACAAGTTGGCAGTTGACAACCCTCGGAGAATGAAATTATCACCTCCGGAAATGTACACGTTTACAGCAATAGATGTGGGTACGTTGTTAGGGCACACCAATCTATTGAGTACGACTACATGCAACATTCCGACACTATTTAGAGTTGTGACACCCTGCGTAGTATCATTGGAATGAGGAACTTCCAAAAATGGTGTTGGAGCTATATATGGAACTTCGAACTCGAAAGAATTACTTCCTTGAGCTATATCAATTGTTCTACCATATTGAGCTGAAATCGTCTGTATATCTAAAGTAGTCTGAGGTGTAAACACTCCAGGATTGAATGCCACAAATAATTTTGTGGTTTGCAAACTAGTTGCACTTACTTCAAATTTAAACTTTAGTGAACCTTGCCAAAACTGAAAGGGCATACTTACGTAGCCTAACAATGTTGGTTGATAAGTAAGCTTACCAATGTCAGTACAGATAGGATTAACAGGAAAATAGGCGAGAACGTCACCAGGGACTTGAGCAGTCGAAACCGTGAAAGAACCGAGGTAACTTGATTTAGTCAAGAGATAAGCAAAACTCATTTCATCCGCACGAGATGAAATATCAGATGAGTTTAAAGCAGCAACTTCAGCCGGGAATGGCGTCAATTTATCCAAATATACTTCTCCAACAGCATTGTTTAGACGACCAACTGATACATGACTAGTGGGTGCACTAACCATGTAGTTAGAAGGTTTATCTAAACCAGTCAAGCCTCTTACAATGTCGATACCGTCAGAAATAAATTTCTTAGGTATCAAACCACCAGTAACACTGGATATCCCTGAAGCAGCGATATCTGTTAAAGGTGTTATTAAGGATTTTAGTCCTCCAAAGAACTGAGCTTCAAACTTTACCCTTGGTACTTGTTTTGACAAGCGAGTGTAAGGTTTAAGTCGTGGAACTTTAAATTCAGAATTAGGAAGTGAAGCCATGACGCTTATGGTAGCTATTAACGAGGAGTTAGTAGCTGCTTCCAATTGATTCCAAACAACAAAGTACAGGGTACCCAGAGATGATGCCAATTCATCACCAGGGATACGCACGTCTAAGTAATTCAAAGGACTTAAGTAAGGTATGGTTAAATTCGCAGGCGAGCTAGTATTTGCATACAAACTCACGTGTTCATTTATAGAGATATCTAAGGGGTTCAGACGCTGTAACGCACTGGTAGAATAGGTCAAGGGTATAAATACGGCTTTCACTATTCCCTGATGCATCGGAGACGCATTTACTTGAAAAGACAAGGAAATGTCACCCCGCCAATACTTAAAAGTACTAAACGGAGCGTCGTTTAATTGATTAACAATTAAGTCCCTAGGTAACTCATAAGTGGCTAAAACAGACCCTGGAGCATCCGAAGTTGCCCAAGTTATAGTATCAACAAGAGATGGTCGCAAAACTGTCTCTGCTAATAACCAGCCGCGTTCATCGATAGACTGAGTGTCTATTAAAGAAGATGATGACCGTTGCGATGAGGATTGGTCCTCTCTGTTCGCCACTACCATACCCAGACGTGAATCAAGTGACACGTCTTCAAGACCTTGTGCTTCAAATCTCCTGGTTGAAGTCAAGGGCCAAATTAAGAGGTCACGACTACTTATTGCTAAGTTCTTGATTAGTCGAAACCAATATCGGACTGCACCGACGGCAATGAACGTTTGGATCGTACGTGCAATAAAACGAGTTAAAATGGTTATGTGTATTAAATTCGGGTTGTTGAACATATTTTAAACCACGGATAGCTGTTCACACTATACAGTGGGGTTTGACCGGTTTTAGAAGGGCTGCTTCTCTAGTACCTTGAACTAGGTTCTCGTAACATAAGGTGTTATGATGGTCAGTCACAACGTTTTAATTACCCATGCGTTACTTCATTTATCCTCTGATAGAGCTTCAAGTTGAGAGTTTATACTTACTCACAAAGTCAGTTATTATAGTTGTCATTCTTCTGGAATTCCTTCCTCTACGTATCATACAATTATCTCATATGAGCACACAAGTGTGGTAGATTCTATCCTTCCAATAAGAAAAAACAGGGTTAACGTATTAGACTATAGCTAGAGCCACAAGGGATAGCCATGCCAAGTAGAGGTCGCAAGCGACTTGCTCAACATGTTCAAAGAACGCCTTCTGTTACTACAATGACCTGGACATATAACGGATGCCCTAACACGACATGAATACATGTTTTTGTGTGTAACGTCCCACTAACGAGTCATTTATCCTCTGACTAGAGCTTAACCTGAATGCATTGTTATCCTGTATGCTCAGCTATTAGTTTATCCTTATCACGAAGCTAAAATAGTTTATTCTCATTTCGGAGATAATGCCTTTAAAGCTTAAGCCATCACTATTCTCTCAAACAACTGGCCTCTTTTGTAAAGTTTTGTTAATTCGTCTACAGTGAGAAATTGTATCTCAAAGTTGATAGCAGTTAAAAAAGATTTAACTGCCTCCATCTCTCTCTTATAAACTGTCGAACCGTGCAAGAACAACTCCCTTTGAAAATTTAGGAGTTTCACGGCTGACAATTCTGCATTTCGAGTAGGATCCTTAACATAGTTTAAAGTAGAGGTTATTGTCTTTAAGTCTAATGGGGCAACTATAGCTTGCAAGTAATCGTTATATTGAAAACCACGTTTAAGAAACGTGCATCTTTCGATGCTCTGAGTAGAATAAGTCCACTCTCCTTTAGAAGCTGGCGTAAAATCCAGTCCCAAACCGTTCGCAATTCTCTCAAAACTTTTACCATTAAACCAAGTAGCAGTATCGGCATTAACTGACACTAATTTGTCGTCACCATACACATCATCTCTAACTGAAGCTATAAATGATTGTAGTGTTGGGCGAACTCCAAATTTTTGCTTATAAAGAATAAAGTAGATATAGGCTGTTAACATTTTGTTAATCAATGAGTTGTATTCCGCAGTCAAAGAAATACCCGAAGGTAAACTGTGAGTTGTATAATAGACGTCATTCAGGGTTATGGTCGGACAATTTTGTATAATTAATAGTAAATTGTCTAAAATTTCCTTATCCTGATTACTTCCACTAAAACGTTTCACTAAGACGCTGCGCAACACAGATTGGAATTGAGGGAGCATTCCCCCATCCCATTTGCCCCAATCCCCGTCAAAAGAATGTCCATAGGCTTGATGCTTTCGCATAAGTTCTGTCCATTCATCTGAAAACGGATTAATGCAAACTCGTACACCATTAGCATTTCTGTTCTGATGTAATTTGACTAACAAATCTAACATATACTCACGTTGGAGGCAAGTAACATGTAATGGAGCCATTTTGAAGCTGCGAGGCTTATCTACTTTTTCTTTATTTCGCAATTCATCCTTAAGTATCTCTGCATGGAGAGCATCTGATACTTGGACGCTGCCTTGTGCCAGTTGTGAACGCAATTTTTCAATGTTTTTTCTCAAATAGGGTTTAAATTGCCCTTTCTCATAATCCAGATAATCATCCTTTTTCAAGTCATATCCGAATCCACAAGAAGTCTCTTTATTTATGGGATTTGCGATACAGATCCCTTGAGATTTAATACCATTAACCACTTCAAGTTCAGAACTTTTGGTGAATTCTGGTATTAACACATTGATAAATGATTCAGCATATTCTAAAGCTTCAATATCAACTTTCTTAGTAATCGTTAAAGATTTCTTTGAAATTTCACTTATTGGAACTTTAAGGTTTGCTGGTATGCGTTCTTTTGGGTACACTCCTGATATGGCAGAATCTACATAAGAAGATTTATCAGGTATATTTTGGAATAAATCCACGTCGGTTTTGGCAAGAGACATGCCAGGTACCCCTCCGACGATTGCGGTAGCATTATTGGGTCTATTAACTAAAAAGTTTATAAGACTCTTAGAGAACTTTTTGCAAATTCCCATTTTGCCGTCTGTACTACCAGCTACGTGCATTCCTATGGGTATAAAGCCACCATCTATCCTACAACAGTAGATAGCACCACATAGGCCCTTTACGGATATATTAGAAACTATATCCTCGGCATATAAAGGGTATTTGAGGTTTTGAACAAAATAATTAGACTTGTATCCAAGGTTGGAGAAGTTTCCTCCAGTTTTTACAACACCATAAGGTGTTCCTATATATACCTCATCTAACATCATGACTCCATCTAAGTTACCAAAAGGGACTTTTGGAAATTGATAACTTATCTGCATGTTCAAAACCACCACATCATTTAATAGATCGGAGAATATTTGATTTACTCTCGCATTGTCTACTAAAACAGATCCATCTCCAGCTTTTATTGTTATAAAAACTTTCCTAGATAAATCAAATTGTGAGAGATAATGATGTGGTACAACAGCAACTTTGGCAGTACAAAAAGCAATTCCTGTAACTGAAACAGTTGTATTGTGTTCACTGTGCACGCCAGTGACATCAAAGAAATAAATCCCTTTGATGGCTCCAACTTTCTCAAGGTTAGAGACTTTGTCCTGAACTACCTCTTCAACTGATGAAAAAGCATCTGGGATCCATTCAGAACGTGAGATTTTCCTTACTGGTTTATTTACATAAAATACATCTTGAACAAAATTTTTACCTTTATAAAAATATTTAGCAATAACATAATAACATAAAAATATAAAAGAGCTAGAAAAAATTAAAAACGAAGAAATAACAGCAGATATAGGTCTACAAATTAAATCCTTTAAATGAGCCAAAAAATCAGAAAAATTACAAAAATTAAAAGAAAAACATTTATTTACAAATTCAGCAATATTAGCCAATAATCTAACAAATTCACTTTGCCAAGTTTCCTCAGCAACAGGTTCCATACAAAATTTATCGAGAAGTTCAAAAGTTAACAAATCTTTTGAAGCTTCAGCAATTTCATCCTGTATTACAGCCTGGACACCTATGTTGAGTTCATCGCCCCCTTGCAGGAAAACCTGCTCAGGAACTCCCTCAACACGTAAAGTAGGCATCATATTACCTTCCCAAACAACATCACCTTTTCTATCCAAAGAGAAAAGATCATTTTGTTTGTTAGGTATATATAACCTTCCTACTTTTCCAATAGGTGTATATGAATTTGTCACATCTTGTCGTACAGAGAAATTATTGAAAGTCGCCATAAGTTGTTCCAAGAAATGGTCATTAGATTTAATTAAATTATCTGAATAAACATTCCATGTCTTAGCCTTGGTGTCTCTCAATTTAAGGGTCCAGTTTCCAGTCCATGTTCCATTAGTGAAATCCACGTTAGTGAAATCGATCAATTTTATGCGTCTACACAACGCCTCCTTGTCTGTAATTCCGCAATCAGCTGTTAACGTAATGTTAGCAGGATTGATATTAGAAGTAAAGAGCAAAAAGGAAGAAGAAAAGTGTTTAGTACCTTTCTTCGGAGCTTCAGCGCAATTTAGAGGATACCGAATAGTAGATACCATATTTATGATATCAGACCATTGATATACTCCTTTTTGACCAATGTCATCCATTACGAAAACGTCTTCATTGTTATAATGATCATAAAAATCTCGATCTTTTATTGAAGCGTGCGTATACACGGTTCGATACAAGCCGATTTCTTTAACTAATCTAGATAACAGCGTAGATTTTCCGCATCCGGGGGGTCCATAAAACAGAAAGCATAGGGGTTCAGTCCGAGTAGCATTCTTATAAGTTAAATAACGAATATAAAAATCATTAATTTTCTTATCAGAATGTGTTATTTTAACGGGTAGGGTTTTTGACATTGTCAAATATACATCTTTCCAAGTTTTATAATCATCCATAAAGGTTTCATATTCTTCTTGAAATTCAGTGTCAGACAATATCGAATTATTTAAATTATATTTAGAAAAAAGGGTTTCAAACTTATGTACCAATCTATTCATACGAGTAAAGGGAATTTTCTCCAAAATATATTTGGAATATACTTCAGAAAACCAAAAGCAGTTCTTAGACATCTTAGAATCGTCAGAGCTTTTGTGTTTAAGCCATATAGCAATTAGAAACGGAATTTCTAATATATAAGCCATACAGTCTTGAACAAAGCTTAGATCATCTAAGATTTTAAGACGAGTGAAAAGGGTTATATTTTTAAAGATGTGCATTAGGCGTGAACCTACTACACCAGAAAAAAGGGAAGCCATTATTAAAGTATCCAAGGATTGAGCTTCAATAATTGGTTTAGTTGAGATTGATTCCTTAAGAAAACGATATAAATATGGTATAAATTTAAATATAAACATTCTATAGGCCATAGCTGTTAAGCCATCACCTAAAACAACGTCAAATATAAACCATTTACATAATTCTATTATTTTATTAAGTACATCAGAAAAAATGTTCGTTGCGTTAAAAAGGGGTTTAATTAAATTTTCGTTTACGGGTTTAGCAATTCCATGAGCAATATCTACAGTTTCTTCAATTTTATTTACAGTTTCAGGAAGTTTTTGCATACTTCTAAACAAGCTAGAAATATACGAAAACAGACCTTGAGATTCAAATTCAAATTTTTTGTTAGTATAATTATTATTTTTATTAGAGCCAAAACTCTTCGGTTTCTCAATCTGACGAATCAAATTGTTAACCTCTGAGCGCGTTAAATGTGGGGGTAAAAGATACATAACATTTTGCTTCGAAAAACTCGAAGCAACCTTAAATCCATAATTGCGATAGTTTTCAATTTTTCTATAATCCGAATACGGTATCTCCATAACAGATATACCATTCTTTTTAACGATAATTGAAAACCATTGTGTCCTTTGATGCCTGTTTGATGATGAATCGATTAAGTTAGTTGTGTTTGTTTGTTTTTGATTGCACTTGTCCATATTACACATTGACGTCTATACCAACTAGTCGTGAAAACAGCGAATATATACATAATCATACGAGAAAAGATTCAGCGTTTGCTTCTAGCTTCAGCGTTAATTAGGGCTTTAACTTCTAAACAACTTATAGAAATTGGGGTCCTAATGATACTGAAATTCGATTGTGCTTCCTCAGTTCTTGATCGTACAACGATGCAAAATTCTTACTAGCCAACAGTATAGAACTCAGGTTACTTCACACTAAGCTTACCATAAAGAATACTTACAACACGGGGGCGAGACCCGGATGTTGCAAGGGGGTGGGTTAATTGCTGAGAATAAGAACTTTATTTAAACATAAGAGAGAGCGAGTCATCTCTCATATTCACATCTGGTTCAAATTCATCAGTGTTCATGGGAGCCCATACTCCCGAGACCATTTACGGTAGGTCGTCCTAACAGTACTGACTGTCAACTTGCTTTAAAGTCTGCACATAGACTATTGGCGGTTTACTTCAGCCAACAAGAAGGGTAAAGTTTGTTACGAGATTCAATTTAACATTTTTCGGATGTTGAATGAACCTTCTCGAGACAAATTTGTAGATTACCACTACTCCTATGAACTAACCCATAGGAATGGTTTATTGGATACAAACTTCCAATAAAAGTTGTATGCGAATACCCCAGCATACTAGGAGAACTACTACGTTATAGTCATCGCTTTTAAAAGGTGAATTCCTTTTATGCGTTTTACTTAAGCATAATATAAGTGTAAAGACTGATTACAACAGGGTTTAGCAATACGAAGCATATTCTAATAGATACAATACCTATTATATGCGACTATACGTGTCTGGATTAAAAATTTAAATCGCTACTTTAAATTTTATAATTGATAAGCAGATCCTTAACTGCTGAAATTTGTAGAAAATTCCAAAAACGAGTTTTAAGTTATTAAATTTGATAGAGCCTAAAAATGAATTCGGGTAGTGTTCAAGCTTAATAATAAAACGCGATATCCAATATCAATGATTTTTATAAAGTGTTTATATCACTTAGAAAACAATAGAAAGATAATAAATAATAAAATGAATAATAAATAATGATCTTCAACAGATCAAATATCTAAAATCCATATATTATA